CGCCATCCTGCAGCGGGGCGAGATGGTGCTGTCGCGCTCCCAGCTCGCAGCGATGGGCTCGGCCCGCGACACGCGCCCTCCCGTCAATGTGGTGATGAACATCTCGACACCCGACGCGAACAGCTTCCGCTACGCGCAAGGCCAGATCGCGGCGGACGCCGCCCGCGCCATGGAACGAGCGCGGCGTAATCTCTGACGGGTCGACAGATGAGTGGATTTCACGAGGTGCAGTTCCCGCCCGACATCTCCTACGGGGCGTCGGGCGGACCGGGATATTCGACGACCGTGGTGACGACCGTGTCGGGGCACGAGCGCCGCAATGCCAACTGGGCCGCCGCGCGAGGCAAATGGAACGTCGCGCATGGCCTCAAGAAGCGCGAGCAGGTCGCGGCGCTGATCGCCTTCTTCCGCGCCCGCAAGGGCCGCGCCTATGGCTTCCGCTTCAAGGACTGGACCGACTACCAGGCGTTCGCGCAGGTGCTGGGCATCGGCGATGGCGCCAACAAGACCTTCCAGCTCGTCAGGCGCTATGCGAGCGGCGGCGAGATCGAGAGCCGCATCATCGCCAAGCCGGTTCCTGGCACGGTCAAGATCTACCGCGACGGCGTCGAGGCGGTCATGGGCTGGACGGTGAACACGGCGACAGGGCTCGTGACCTTCACGACCGCGCCGGCGTCCGGCGTTCAGGTGACGGCGGATTTCGAGTTCGACGTGCCGGTTCGCTTCGACAGCGATCAGATGGACATCACCATCGAGACCTATCAGCTCGGCAGCTGGGGCCAGATCCCGGTGCTGGAGATCCGCCCATGAAGTCAACATCGACAGCGCTCGCCACCCACCTGGCGGGGCCGGTGACCACGCTCGCCACCTGCTGGCGCATCACGCGCATCGACGGGCGCGAGTTCTTCTTTACCGATCACGATCGCGACCTCGTCTTCGATGGCGATCTCTACAAGGCGAGCTCCGGCTATTCGCGCACGGCGATCGCCAATGATGCGAGCCTCAGCGTCGACAATCTCGACGTAGAGGGCGTGTTCGATGACGAGGCCATCACCGAGGAGGAGCTGCGCGCGGGTCTCTTTGATCAGGCGGAGGTGCGCATCTTCCTAGTCAACTGGGCCGATCCTTCGATGGGCGCGCTTCGCATGCGGCGCGGCTGGTTTGGCGAGGTGGTGCTGACCGAGCAAGGCGTTTTCCGCACAGAACTGCGCGGCATGACGCAGGCGCTCTCCCAGCGCATCGGCGAGCTTTACAGCCCGGAATGCCGCGCCGATCTCGGCGACCCGCGTTGCAAGGTGCCGATCCACCCACCCGAGATCCAGCGTTCGACGTCCTATGCCGTCGGCGACACCGTCCGAATACGAACCTCATCGGCGCTCACGACGATCGGCATTCCCTTCGTCAATCCCGGCTTCGACGCAGGCAATCTCTCCGGCTGGACCGTCGCCTCCGGTTCGGCAGCCGCCAAGACCACGAGCGGAACGCTTGGGCCGAAGACCGGCACGCATTTTCTCGAAGGCGGCAATGTCGCGAGCTTCGAGCTGCGTCAGACCGTCGATCTCGCCGATGTTCTCGATGAGGCTATCCTCGATGCCGGCGACTACCGCCTGACCGTGGGCGGCTGGCGGGCCAATGGCGGCGGCAACACCGTCGATCAGGGACGGCTGCGCGTGCAGCTGCTCGATGAATTGGGCGCTGTGCTGGCCACGCCGCTCGACACCGGCAATGAGGCGATGACCGGCGTCTGGACGCTCCGCCAGGTCGCCGACGCGCTGGTCCCCTCGGGCACCCGGCAGCTGCGCGTCATCTTCAACGGCACGAGGGTCAGTGGCTCGGTGTGCAACGCCGCGCTCGACGCCGTCAGCGGCTTCTTCACCGACACGACGACAGGCGTCGGCACGGCGGCAGTGTTTGAGGACCGCGTCTACCGCTGCGTCGGTGCGGGTACGACCGCTGCTGACCAGCCCGCCTACGACACTTCCGTCGGCCAGCAGACCACCGACGGAACGGCCGTTTTCGCGGCCATGGAGTCGTGGAGCCGTGCCGGCATTGTCACCGATGTCGTCGACCGGGCGGTGATCACGGCATCGGTCGACGAGTCCCGCGCGAGTGACGGCTGGTTCGCCGGCGGCGTGCTGACCTGGGAGAGCGGACCCAATGCCGGACGCTCGATTGAGGTGAAAGCGTGGACCCAAGCGACGGGCCGCGCCGAGCTGTTCCTGCCCATGGGTTACGCGATCCGGGTCGGCGACCTCTTCCGCATCCACCCGGGCTGCGACAAGCGCCTCGACACCTGCGTCGCCCGCTTTGCCAACGTCCTCAACTTCCGCGGCGAGCCCTACGTGCCGGGGCAGGACGCCATGATGAGCTATCCCGATGCCCGCTGAGATCATCATCCCTGAGAGGATCGTCGCCGAGGCGCGCGGCTGGCTCGGCGTGCCCTGGCGACATCAGGGGCGGACGCGCTCGGGCATCGACTGCGTCGGGCTGGTGGTCTGCGTCGCCCGGGCGCTCGATCTTTCAGACTATGACAGCACTGGCTACAGCCGCCGCGCGCAGGGTCAGGGGTTCGTCGAGCATTTCCGGTCCAACATGGACGGCGTCGCCATCCCGGAAGCCCGCCCCGGCGACGTGCTCGTCTTCGCCGACCAGGCCTATCCCTGCCACTGCGGCTTCCTGACCGAGCGGCTCGGCCATCCCCATCTGCTGCACGCCCATGCGACGCGCCGGCAGGTGATCGAAGAGCCCTATGCCGGCGAATGGCCGGACAAGATCAAGTTCGCCTTTCGCTTTCGCTCTCCCGGACACTGAATTCTCATGGCCATCCTCGTTGCAGTGGGCGGCGCCGCGCTCGGCTCCGCCGTCGGTCTCGGCTGGCAAGCCGGCTGGCTGGTGGGCTCTGTCGTCGGCAGCCTCTTGTTTCCCGCCAAGGGACAGAACGTCACGACCGAGGGTCCGCGGCTCGGCGATCTGACCGTCTCGTCCTCCGCCTACGGCGCATCGATCCCGATCGGCTACGGCACGCTGCGCATGGCCGGCAACATGATCTGGTCGTCGGGGATCCGCGAGCAGCAGAACGTCACCCGCACCCGCTCAGGCGGAAAGGGCGGCGGCGGGCGCAGCACCCAGACATCGATCAGCTATTCCTATTTCGCGTCCTTCGCGCTGAGCTTCGGTGAGGGCCCAGCCGAGGACGTGCTGCGCATCTGGGCCGACGGCAAGCTCATTTATGACAAGACCGGATCGAGCCCTGACGTCGCCAAGCCAAACCTGCGCTTCCGTTTTCATCGCGGCAGCGAGGCTCAATTACCGGATCCGCTGATCGAAGCGCATGTGGGCGCCGGTCGCGCACCTGCGCATCGCGGGCTCTGCGTCATTGTCTTCGAGGATCTGGCGCTCGCCGATTTCGGCAACCGCATCCCAAACATCACGGCGGAAATCACCTATCGCCGCGCCGCGCAGCAGCCCTATCAGCTGCTGGATTTCATCACGACGGGCGAAGGCGGCTATTTCGGGTCCTACCAGATCAGCGACCTCGCGATCGATTGGCGGCGCGGCTACGGCTATTTCGTCTCGTCGAGCAGCAACGCCGAAGCCGCCGGCATCCGCCGTTTCGATCTGCGCACCATGGCGGAGGACCGCCAGGCGCGAATGACGGACGTTGCCGCCGTCACGCCCAACAATTTCCCGAGCACGCTGTTCTGCGGCGAGGACGGTCACCTCTACCTGACGGTAGGCTCGGGCAACTCGCGGCCGATCATCCGTGTCGAGCCGAACGCGCTGAAGGAAGTGGGCCGCTTCGGCTTCACCAGCACCGGCCTTTCCAACACCACGACCCGCTTCGTGACGACGACGTGGATGGGCATGATCTCGGCCTACGGGCCGTCCGGTCGGGTCGATTTCCTGCTGACCGGATCGCTGTTCAACGACATCGGGCTCTTGCGCGCCGACAGCATGGGCTACGTCTGGGGCGCCGGCCAGACTGTGACGGAATCCCGCATCCGGGGTGCAATCGGCGGCGCCGTCGGAGAGGGTTATGGCGATGGCTGGATTCTGGCGAGCGCGACATCGAGCAGTCTGAACCACACCAGCCTCGGGCTCTACCGCATCCGGGTTTCAGCCTTCGCGCAGTATGACGGTCTCACCGGCCAGTCGCTCGGCGTCACCTTCGAGAAAGTGGCGAGCTTCACGCCTGCGCAGATCGAAGCTGGCGCGACGGGGTTCTACAGCGATGCCGGCGGACTGACCTACGACGCCACCGACGACAGCGTCATCTTCCAGATCACGATGTCGAACGGCGGCTCGGCCGGGACGATCTACACGATCAAGTGGCGCGCCGACACCGGCATCGTCTGGAAGACGGCGGTCCCGCACAAGATCAACTACGAGGGCCCGTTCTTCGGTCAGAGCCGCTTGCGGGGCCAGCGCTGGACGCTGATGCGCTCGACGCGCGTCGTCCAGCTCGACACGGCAACGGGCGCCATCATGCTCAATGAGATCTGGCCGGGTGCGGTCAGCGAACAGGGCGCGCAGGTCTACGACGCCGTCACCGACACCCATCTGGTGCGCGGCAGTAGCGGCTGGGCCCGGCTGTTCCTCAATCGCGGCGGTGGCGAGGGTGAGGCGCTGTCGTCCATCGTCGCCGATCTCTGCGGACGCGCCGGCCTCGGGCTCGCCGACATTGACGTCGCCGAGCTCACGCCATCCGTGCCCGGCTATGTGATCGGCCGGCAGACCACCGTGCGCGGCGCGATCGAGCCGCTGGCGCAGGCCTATTTCTTCGACGCCGCCGAAACCGACGACACGCTTCGCTTCCGAAATCGCGGGCGCGCGCCGGTCGCCACCATCCCGGCCGAATACCTCGTGCCGCTCGACAGCCAGACGGGCGAAAGCTGGCGCGAGCGCCGCACGCAGGAAGTCGAGCTGCCCGAGCGCGTCGCCGTCGTCTACATGGACCGTGACGCCGACTACCAACAAGGCACGCAGAGCGAGAAGCGGGCCTCGCTGCCGCTCCCCACCATGCACTCGCGCAACCAGGCGAGCCTCGAACTGGCGCTCGCCATCGACGCCACAACGGCCAAGCGCATCGCCGCCAAGACGCTCTACAGCGCCTGGATCGAGCGCAGCGCCTACGAAGCCGAACTGCCGCCAGACTGGCTGCGGCTCGATCCGACCGATGTGGTGGATGTGGCCTTCGCCACCGGATCGACCTTCCGGACGCGGATCAACCGGCTCGATGTGGGCGCGGATTTCTCGCTCGCGGTGAAGGGCGTCTCGGAGACGTCCGCCACCTATGTCTCCTCGGTCGTCGCCGATGGCGGTTCCGGCAAACCCGTCCAGCTGGTGGGCGCGAACGCCGCCACGCGGCTTATCCTGCCCGACCTGCCGCTCCTGCGCGATGTAGATGATGCGGGCGGTGCGGGCTCGCGGATCTACTATCTGATGGCGGGGTTCGGCGGTCCC